ACTTTCAGAGCGCAAGCGCCAAGCCCCCAGCCGGATTACACGCCCTTCTCACTGCGTTGCGACGGGTCCGGCTTTCCCCCACACGCACACTCCTTCCGGGCTCGTCGGAGCACTGGTCCACTTCGTGGAACAGCGTTCACTCGGCCCCGACTTCCGCCAGCATGGGATTGATTCAATCCTCATGCGACGGAGCGTCTCTCCGAACCGTGTACGACCTCAGGAGACAGAGGTGTGGTACTGAATCCTGTGGCAAGGCTTCATAACTGACGCTAGACAGCGTAGGGCATGGCCCAACGAGTCCGACGCTATTGCCTAACGCTGAACAACCCGACACCCGAGGAATGTCATCACCTTCTCACTCTGAGAGAATCTGTGTTCAAGCGGGGCTTTTTTGCCTCCGAAGTGGGCAAGAAGGGTACACCGCACCTACAGGGCTTCGTACACCTCAAAAATGCCAAGACACTCACCGGCCTCAAGAAATTCTTGGGCTCGGACCGTTATCATGTCAAGCAAGCAAATGGGACAGACTACGAGAACTGGCAGTACATCGGTCTGCTGAACGAAGGGAAGGCGCAAGGCGACCTTATCGTTCAGTGGGGCGAAACCCCAACCGAGGAAGGCGACCCAGATGCTTGGGACTCCATCCTTGAGATGATTGAAGGTGGCTTCAATAATCGAGACATTGTTCGCAAGTGGCCGAGCATTGCAATTCGTTGTCAAAGTGCCATCGACCGTTACCGGGTCGAATACGAATGGGGCGAATGCCGGGCTTGGCGGGATGTCGAAGTCGAATACATCGGTGGACCCACCGGAACTGGAAAGACCCGGGGTGTTCTGTACCATGCTGATGGCAGGGTGAACACTGATGTGTACCGATGCACAAACGGGAAGCACCCGTTCGACAAATACGATGGTGAAGGCACAATCGTCTTTGAGGAATTCAGAAGCCAATACACATGCCGAGACATGTTGAATTGGATAGATGGTCATCCTCTTCTTCTTCCTGCCCGATATGCCGACCGTATGGCGAAATTCACCAAGGTCATCATCCTATCCAACTGGCGATTTGCGGAGCAGTATCGCACAGTGGCTGAGGACTCACCTGAGACATACAAAGCATGGCTAAGGCGAGTAGGAACCATAACCGAGCAGTGGGTTTGAGTTTAGGATCCACTACGGGGCCATCCTCGCTTCGCTCGTCAAGCGTGGGTCCGAAACTCATCCCATCACCGAGGCGTGAACGCCAAGGTAATTGCCTGCTTGGACCTCAACATCAATAGTTGTAGTGACGGTGGCATCACCGTCTGTGAGATGGTTCTCAATGAGCACCATGCCGCAAGGAGCGTCAAAGTACCCAGTTGTGGATTGGTAGACTATTTGCTTGTCGTAGGTTCCGCCTGCACCAATAGCAGTACCAAATGGACCCAATGTACCGACCTTGGTCCAAATGTATTTTGGAAAGGCATCAGCATCGTACGGTGGTTCGCTGCCATTGGCTTGAAGTTCCTGATAGTCAGCATCTTCACCTTCGGCATTGAGTTGATTGTAGGGCATCTGAGTGATAACCGTCTCAGGTGATGCCGATTCGTTTCGGGAGAGACTCAACTGCTCAGGCATACTGAACTGAGTCATTGTGCCATCACCAAAGGTGAAAGTCATGTTATTGCCGTTGTCGAGGTTCTCAACGGTGCTGTAAGCAAACATGCCCTTGTCAAAATCTGCAAATGTGGTAGTGCCTTTGTAGCCAAGCGGGGAAAGCCCCTCAGGACCGGCAGGGCCGATAAGTCCTGTTTGTCCACTGTCGACACGGAAGTCACGCCATCGAGCAATGTTTTGCTGTGCCAGTGCCTTCTTCTCATCAGATAGTGCCCTATCATATGCACGCTTGGCTTGTTTCCACATAGCGTGGACATACCATGTATCCATGAGCGCCCACACTTCAATTCCCTTGGTTTGAGGAAACTGAGGGAATGGCTCTGAGTTAACAACCGGCATTTGGCTTGCTGGAAGGTTGACCTTCGCTCGGTACATACGCCCTTGGCGGTACAGGCGGTGGTTCAACTTTGAAAGGCATGCATCTAACTGAATCAGTTGCTTTTGCCCACTTCCACCGATAGTGTCAATCTGAAATGCTCGCTGTGCATGGGTTTTGTTGGTTCTCTTAGCCATGTTCATGCCTGAGCGTTTCCCACCTTAAACCCACAGAGAGGCACCTCCTCTCTTGTATCTCTCCACCTGTGCGCTGTGTACGAGCCTCTCCATCCGCTACGCCATGCGCGGTCTACGACTCGGCATGTGGACTCCGGTTCGCTTTTGCACATTTGCACAGGGGGGTCTGAAAGGTAATACTG